TCAAGTGGTTCCATGAAGGTCAGCGTCCTGATAGGGATCCGCGCATCCGAAACCTACCATGTCGTCACCGACAACCGGGAAAGTACATCCTGCCTGCTCCATGCCATAACAGGAAAATGTCTTGCCATTAGCCTCTGAGGTCAGTGAGATCATGTCCGTGGTATGCGCGAAAACGCCATAAATGCAAGACGTAGCCTTTCCGCCTATCATAACGTTCTCCTCCACGCCATGCGCGACGCACACGCCCCAGTAGTACGAGTTTGTAAAGTTGTGTGTAACACGAGAGCGAACGTTGAACTCCTGCACCTGCGCCATGGAACCCACGACAAGATCGTCCTTAATGGCAGCCGTGCCGTCGCTCTCACAGAAATAAACCTTAAAGGCGTTTGCGGTGGTCTCCAATTCCCTGTTAAGGATACCCTTGTCATCCCCAAGCAACTCCACACGCGTCTCTGTGTCCGAAAGAGCTTTTCCTACAAAAGTCACGTACTTGACAGCCCCGTCGATATTAACAGGGAGAGTAAACAGCGTAAGCCCAACATTGGAATATGTATGCGCTGCGAAATCTGCGTAGATGGGCTCCACCTTGATGATCTTATGTCCCCAATCGGATGCGATCATCTGCGCCCCGACATAGGTCTTCTTGTGTATCTCCAGCTCAGCAGCCTCTATCTTTTTCCTCACCACGATATTGTCAACCGCCAGCACGGAATAAGAGCCCGAAGCATCCTTCACGTTTTTTAGCGTCCAGCCCTTTCCCGTCATTGCCGTACTTCCGTCTGAGTCAGGAGAATGGATGTCGTCGGTCGCCACATGACCGCCAACTGTCAGGTCGCCCTTCACCTCTGCCTCGCCCATGCCGAGCTTATGAGGGGTCTCATCGTCCTGGTCCTTGCGGAGGAATATATCACCAATACCTCCAATAAGGTCGCGGATCTTCTGCCAGACGGATGAGTTCCCGTCAAGTTCTTGTGCACTATGTGCGTGAATTGCCTCATCTGCCCGGTTTGCGTGGTCTGCGTCGTCGGCATGGACCGCGTTCTGTACGTCCCCGCCAGACGGGGTGCTGATTCCCGAGCCAACAGAGTTGCCACCCGTGCCGCTCGTGTTTCTTTTCTTGCGTATGATGTCTATTCCGATCATAAGTTTCCTTGTTTCTACAATTACCGTCAAGATCCGAAAATTGGAGCCGGTTATGTACTTTTAACCGGCGTATGAGCATCAGCTGTTAAAATTACACCCAGACCCGACACTGAGCCGTGCCGGGGCTTTTCAATAGATTACAATCTTTCGATGATGGCATGCTCCCGCTCGCTGAGCGTTATCGGTATTGCCTTCACCGCCGCTGCCTTCACCGCCGCTGCCTTCACCGCCGCTGCCTCTGATATCAGCAGGTGGTCGCCAAACAAGCCCCCTTTCTTCGGATGATTGTCAAGATTACAAACAAGTACAGCTTCGTCCCTGTTGACGGAGAATGGCAAGTCTCCTTTTGCCATCGTTTGAAGGTCAGAGGCAGAAAGCAATTCTTTGGGGTATTGATACTTTGCCAAACTTGCTTTCTGCGGCTGCGATGGGCATGCCGCTATTGCCTTTGAGAGCTCGGGCGATATGGTCACAAGGGTATCACCTATGAGGTTCGTGGCAAAGTTGCATTTCACTTTCGCCCCATTGCTGAACTCTATTTGCGGTGCTACAACGACAACGGAACAGTATTTGAGGCAAGAGAAGATGGTGAGTCCCGGGCCGAAGATGAAGAATGGGATCCTGCGCTCACTGTAGAACTTGCATATCTTTGTAAACATCGAGAACGGCGGATTGTCTATCACCACGCCATCCTCCGGGTATTCCGCATGCTCGTAGTCTCCTCCTGGATAGAACGGTCGGAGCACCTCTTTCCCTTCCATCGGATAGATGCTCCGTACATAGCTCAACACCGCATCATAAATATCGGGGGGGGTATAGGTATCATCGGTTGTTTTCTCTTTGTTCTGAAACTTCGCCACGTAGCTCTCGTAGTCATGGAAGACTATCGGGTTTCGGCTTCCCCCTTTCAATTTCTTGGGCTTCACGTTGGCTGTCTCGGGGAGCTCTCCAAACATGTTTAATTGCTGACAGTTCATAATCTTTACTCGTTTATCAATATTTTTTTCTTATCCTATGGTTGTGTAGGCGCATGCGCCGCACGTGCGCTCCATCGCCGCCCGTCTCCTGCTCCGTTCGGTAGGCCGCTGCTGTGCATCGGCAGCGGTCAGAATACCTCCTCCATCTTCGCCTGCGCCGACCCTTCCATAAGGTTATACCCGATGTCGCGCACATAGAACGTCTTGCCCGCCAGTGCCGGGTGTGTCCATCTCGATGTCTGCACAACGCTCATATCCGTGCATTGCAGGTTCTGGGTAAGGATCACCCGTGGTTTGCTCAGCTCCTTATAGTAAGCGTCCACGTAGAGCTTCTCTGCCTTGGCTGACTCGCCGCTTGTCTTGTTCGTGACGGATGTAAGGGCAAGACCGTCCTTGCCGCAGACCGTCGTGTACATGATCTTGCCCGAGAGACCGTAACGGGAAATTTCATCCGACGTGAAACCGCTGTGGATCTTCATCTCAAGGTCGTCCTTCTTGTTGTAGAACTTATGCGACGTGCGCGACATGTACACGATGTCGTCCTCACCGCCGTTCTCAACGTCCGAGTATATCTTCACCGAGAAGTTCTTTATGATGACGCTGCTCACATGAGCCATCAGCGGTATGTTGTCCGTGCCGTATTTCGTATGACGGAACATCGTCTTGTGACGGGTCACGTGATAGTCCGCCCATACTGGATTATCAATACCCAGCACTTGGAACGTCATGCTCCCATGCAGCTTGGCATCGTAGGGGAGAGGAATGGCCATGCCTTTCTCAGCGTCTATGTTCGTCGTATAGTCGAAGTTCGTGCCGATGTCGAAGTCCTGCCCGATCAGCTTGTCACCAATCTTGGGGTTGATGCCGATGGTGAACGTCTGCGTCAGATACTTATCCACGTCATTGCCGCATTCCTCAAGCGTCCTGTACTTGACCCACGAGAAGGAGTCAAGCTCGCCAGACTTCGTTTTGTCCTCCGTCAGCACCTTGTCACCTATGCGCAGCATGCACCATAGGATGTCTACCTTGTCAATCTCGTCCTTGCCGCTTGCCGTCTTGTACTCAAAAAGCTGAGCTCCGTCCTCAGTATAGGGTATCCAGCCCTTCCGCGTGCCGGTCTGCTTGCCCTGCTTCCACCATTCGAACGCGAGATAGCGTCCGTCCTTGTTCACGCGGCTCGCAGATATGTTCGGAAGCCCCTTGTCGAAGCCAGAAATACCGGAATAACCGTTCTCGAAAGAGTACCTGTTCATAAAATCGGCATCCGTCGCATATTTGCGTACCTTTTCCACCTCAAACGCGGTGGGCATCAGGGGAGCGAGCACTATCGTACCATCTATCACAAGATAGTTGTGATAACTGCCGTCGGTGTTGTCAGCGACATCGGGAGAGTACGATGCCGTGGTGTCACCGCCAACGTAGCTCATGAGAGGCATAGCATGTTGTATGTCCGTGTCCGTAGGATAAGGGGATATGTCGTTGCCGTTGCCATTCACGGAAATTACGAGCTCGTCGGTCATACTGATGGAGCTCTGCTTGCTCGTGTCTCCGGTACCCGGCTTGTGGTCTACGCTGCCGACCTGCAACAGCAGAGCCCCGAGACGGCTCCTTAGCTTATCCGTCACGTCTTCGGGATAGGTGTAGCTCTTGTCCGTCGCCCAGTCCGTGACAGCCGTCCCCACACCGCTGCCGCTCCCGATCTTCCAGTACACATTCCGCATGACCCTCACTAAATAGTCTTTCCACACCTGAGAGTCGTAGCCATTGTCCGTATGGTTTTTCACAAGCGAGTAGAACGCCTGAGCCGCTTTGGTACCTTCTCCATCCGCCGCGTATTCGGTGCAGTAATACTGTCTCACACCCATGGCGGGTATCTTACCCGTGGAGTCCAGGGGAGAGCGAAGAACGGTGTCCGAGCCTTTGGGGCTGACCGTAAGGCAGAGTTGGTTGAATATCTCCTGGACGTCTATCTGCGTGTCCGTGTCCTCTACGATGGCAGCAGACAGCGCCGTCGATACTCCGGTGCAGCCGGGCAGCTGCGCCGGCTGGCTTGCTTCCTCATCTGACGAAATTAGTAAAGACCACGATGTCGTCCCGGCACGCATCGTGTCCCAGGAGAAGACATAGAAGTCACGGCCATATTGCACGATATGCAAGTCCAGATATTTGAGCACCGCCTCCGCAACGTCGAGATAGGTGACGGTATCGTCAGCACTCTCGCCGAGGAAGGCCATGTCGCTAACCATCAGCTCGTCAAACACGTTTCCATCCGTTGCCTTCGCTGCTCTCGACGAGTCCCACCACACGTTATAGCTTCCTCCGTCCGTGCCCTTGCTGAGAGCCTCCGTAAGCAGGTCCTTGAACGTCCGCATGTCAGCCTTCTCCGCTGCTGCCGTATAGGTCGTTGTGTTGTTCACGTCCTTATAGTTACTGTATTGCATGGCAGAGAGCGAGTCCACGCATTGCAGGGACAGATCATCGTAAACGTCGTTGAATGGCTGCGTCAGCGTCCGCGGCTCCAGCCAGCCGCTGAACACGCAAGCCCCGTTGACGCTTACCTCCACCTTCCCGTCCTTATATTCACTGGTAAAAAGGTCTGAAACGTAAGTGGCGGCGTGCAGTGCTATCGTGCATGAATGCTGCTGACACACGTCCAGTGAGTCGTTCACACCGCTGTCTATCGTCACGGTGTCATCAGCCGCGAACTCCAGTACTCCGCCCGGCTCAATGGCTATATCATTGCCCGTAGACCCAGAAATGGTTATCTCCAATGTCACGGTGTCCCCTTTCTTGTTTACAAAGCTGCCTTCTATCTTCATCTTCTGTACTTTATCTGTTTATGAATAACCGTCTTTCGCTTGCTCCATTCTGTACGTCAGTATCGCTTTCCTATCTTCGCGCCCAGTGCCCGCGTGTTGCTGCCTATGAGCTCCATGTCGTTGCCCTTGAGCTTGCCGCGCACGGTAATCGTCATCACCTGCGACGCGTCCCCGATAGCCCCTATCTGAGGTCTCACGGTCTGCATCTGCGGAAGCCGTGGAAGGTAGTTTCCGTTGGCGATGGCATAGAGTCTCCGTTGTTGGGCGGTGTTGAAGATCATCTCCCCAGCATTGCCGCGGAAAAGCAGCTTGTCTCCGCTCGAAGTCGGACCGGTAAGCACGCCACCCGTAGCGTAGCCTTTCAAGGTTGCAATGGTGCTGGCCACGATGCCCAGGCCGCTCGCCACGGCTGCTATCCATCCCCACGGGCCAAGTCCCGCGCTCTGTGCCGTGTAGGTGGCGAAGCCAAGGAGAATCTGACCGATGGCGGCCATCACCGCACCGGCCTTAGCTGCTTCACCCTGCCCGCCAAGCTGCTCAAGGCCCTGCCCCATGGTGGCAATACCCGCGCCTGCTGCCGCCGCATAGGCTCTCGTGGCGTCGAAGCCCTTCCCGGCTCCCGTCGTGCCCGTCTTGGCCTCTTTCGCTGCCTTGCTCACATCCTTGAAGGCCTTGACAACTTGCAGAATGTTGGTTCCAAGCTGGTTGCCGCCAAAGCTCTGCGTGAGCTCCTTGATGCTCTCCTTGGCTTGGTCTATCGATGTCTTATTGAACTCTATCGTGATAGGCTTTACGCCAAGTTGCCGCAGCTGCTTGTTGATATTCTCGATTCTCCGTTTGGCCTCGGCCTCGTCGATGATGCCAGCGTCCATCAGACTTTGGACGTTCTGTCCGTTGCTCTGTGCGTTATGGTAGCTCTGGAGCTTGTCTGCTTCGGAACCCTTGACGATATACGACGGCTCGACCTTAGCCGAGATGGTCACCTCTCCCCTCGTAGCGACATCTATCTGATGTTGCAGGTCGTCTACCTTGGCAGACGCTTCCACCCTCGCCTCGATGGTCGTGGCGTTGTTCATCTGCTTCTGAGCCTCCTTGAGCTTGTCCTGAAGCTGCTCGATATAGCTCTTTACCTCATTGTCGGGCTTCTCTAATCCGATCTTTACCTTCAGGTCTTTCGACTTCTGCTCAAGCTCCTTATACTGTTTCTGCAAGCCCTCAGCGACGCCTGCGTCGTTCGTGGCGTATATCTTTTTGCGAAGAGCGCTCATCTGCTGGTCGTACCAGTCGAGAGAGCCCTGGAGTGCCTTCTTGTCTGTAGAGGCAGAACCTTTAGCCCCAGTAGTACCAGTATGCCCTGTATGGCTGCCGGTACCCGTGGAAGCGTGATACTGCTTGCCGCTCGAGTACTTTGAGAGCGTTCTGCTCGCCTGGCGTCCCTTCTGCTCCGAATAGTCAAGAAGAGATTGTGCCGCGCGTCGGTGCTGAGCAGCATCCTGCCGAGCTTTATAAGACCGTGAACTCGTGACCTTAATCTTTCCACTTCTGATGCCCTCGGAGTATTCGTGGGCAGTCATGGTGTTTTTCGCTCCTTTGACGCGGACCCTCGTGTTTGCGTCTGCTCCGTCTGCCTTTTTGAGAGAACGTTGGCGAGCCTTACGCTCCTCGTCTTTGGCGGATTGGTCCGCCCTAAGGGCTTTCTCGTATTCCTCTTGCGCAACCTGGGCGGCAGCGGCTGCCTCCGCGCGGGCGTACAAGGCTTGCCTTACCTTATCGGTGCTTTTTACAAAGAAGTCCTCAGCCTCGCTGACTGAGCCTATCCTAACACCTAAAGAATGAAAGGCATCGGCTGAGTCGCTGATAAACTTCAGACGTTTCTTGTCATCGGTCAGTGCCTGCCATTTCTTTCTCAGTTCCTCATACTTCGAGATGAGCGGAGCAGCTCCGTTGGCTGCGAGGTCGTCCATCCTCGACTTCGCCTGCTCTGCTGCCGTGGCGGTCTTCTTCATGCCTGCTGCCGCTTCTTCCGAGGAATCGCTTGATTTGCCCAGCCAGTTTACGAGTGCTTCAATACCCATTGTGAGGAGCGCTATGGCGGCTCCTACGCCAGTTGCGATCATCAACCCCCTTATGGCAGTCTTGAAAATTGTGGTGCTTGCGGCGGCGGCCAAGGCTCCCTTGCCCTCAAGCTGCTCGGCGAATGCCATCTCTACGGTGGCTATGCGGGCAGCGGCAAGAACACTCTTCAAGCCGGAGACTACCACACGGAAAGAGCTCGTGGCGAGTGTGGCAAGACCAAGGCGGCCAACGAGCCCCCTAAGAGCACTGCCAACCGTGCCAATGGCCGTTACCGCCATGCCTATCTGACCGATAGCGGCAATGTAAGACTGATATTCGCTGAAGAAGCGGCCAACCTGTACCTGCAATCCGCCAAAGGCGTTGGCAAGCTGCTTGGCTTTACCGGCATCTGTCTTGGCCATCTCGGCATTCATGTTGCCTACATTGTCCGTGATGGCTTCCGCAATAGCCTTGGCACGCTCGCTCTCGTTGCCGTACTTGATCATCTCGGTTTGAGAATCGGAGAGGGTGATGCCTACACGTTTCATTGCCGTAGCGTTGCCCATCAATGCCTTGCCCATGAGGTTGGCAATGCCTACCGCATCCTCGCCCGTGGCTCCGAGGCCACGCTGCTGGACAACGAGGTTGTTCATTGCGGGCAGCAGCGTTAAGAGGGTGCTGCGCTGACTCGCGAAAGTGGCCAACTGCTGCAAACCGCTCCTTTGCACCGTACCACCCACAACGCCAAGTTTCGTCTGGGCTGATATGGCCTTGTTCACCGCTTCCGTGTCGGCTTCCGTGGCGTGCATGCGCTGGCGCATCACCGTCGTGAGCTTGGTCTGTGCCTCCGTAGCCGCATTGCTCTTGGCAATGAAAGGCTGCATGGCACCGGTGAGCTGTTGAAGACCGGAATAGAGATTGTTGTACAAGGCTGATATGCCAGCCCATTTGAGAATAGTCCGGCGACCTTGCTCGGCCTTGTCGGGAATGGTGCCCAAGGCCTTGCCAAGCTCCTGGACGCTCTGTTTGCACTGGACGACGACCTGCTTGCCGTTGATTGATAAAATTACGTTAAACTTTACGCCCTTTGACATCGTTGTATCGCTTTAATGTTTATTTTTGCCAATAGATAAAACCAAAACAAGAAGAGCATGGAAACCTTTAGAAAGATAGTCACCGTTCTTTGCCTCATATTTGCGGCAATGGCTTTGTTTTTCCTTGTGACAAGCCGTTTCGTGGAGTCTCTTGTTGCGCTTTTCATTGGGGGAATTCTCCACGGCATCGCTGTCATAGCAGAAAAAGACGGTCCCGGCTCCTGCAGTGACGACGGCCTTTAAGTCCATCCTAACCTGCCGGCCTTTTTCATCACGCTGTCTTCGAGGTTTGAGGGAATGTCTCTGTTGAGAATCTGAACGCCCTGCTCATAAATGCCGTCGAGGAAATGATAGGCGGGCATCTTCCCAGTGAAAGCACCTACTGTCCTGTACTTTCCATCTATCCTCACAACACGCTTGCCGTCACTCATAAGGTGCCGGAGCATGCGTTCTTTCGTTCCTTCCTCTGCCCACATCACCACCGGCTTCTCCAGCCCGAACCTATTCACGTGATAACCCTGCTTGCCGTGAGGCTTCACGGTGATCATGAAACCGCCGCCTCTCGAATAGACACGCAGCCGGATTCCCTTTTTCAACTTCGAGGCGTGGGCAATGCCGCTCGACATCAGCCGTTGACGGGCAATGGTGAGAATCTCGTTGCCCGTCTTTCTGTAGGCTCCCTTCAGCGACGCTTTCAGGTCACGTTTGTTGAAGCACTGGAGCAGCTCGTTCCACTCCTTGCCCTTGTATTGTGATGGATCGTTGTATGTCGTATTGCTCATAGCCTTTCCGTCTTTAATATCTTTCTCCCAGCAGTTTCCGCATCTCCTCGGCCCGCGCACGGTGTTCCGCCTTGGTCAGCCGTGTCCCGTCGTGTTCCGTGTGGTTCTGTGTGGTGTCCTTTGGGGTGCCGTCTTTCAAGGTGCGGTCTCCGTCCCATGGCAGTGGCAGGAGCTTCTCAGCCGTCAGCTTCTTCTTCGACCATGGCTGCACGGTCATCAGACCCAACAGCCGCATCCGTTCCCACCGCTCGCGCTCAAGCATGTCCTCATGCTCTCCGAAGGCTTTGGAGGCAGCGTCAAACTCGTCCGTGTCCATACCGAGGAAGTCATCAACCGCCAAGCCCATCACACCGACCCCGTAGCCGAAGAGCTCTGAGAAAGTCGCTACTTTGCCTTTTTTTTTGAATCACCGCCTCCGTTGTCCGTCAGACGGCTCAGCTCGTCGCTCCAGGAGAGAATGGTCTCCTCATCCACGGAGTCCATAAACTCGTCGAGGGTATAAGGGAAGTCCACCTTGTCCTTGCGGCACGCGCTCTTCACGCACCCATAGAAGAAGGCCGTCATGTCAACGGGGCTCTCCTGATTCATCTCTGACGGGTCCTTGCCCGTCTCCTTCTTGAAAATGTCCATGGCACCCATCGTGGCACGCATGGGGTATTCCTTGTTCTCGATTGTGATCTTTACTGTTTTCATATCTGTCTCCTGTTATTGCCTGTTATTGTCTATGATTGTCTTTCCGCCTCTATGCTCCGTTCCGTAGGCAGCTGCTGTGCAGCGGCAAAGGCCGAAAAGAAAGAGGGGCGAGGCGGTGTTATGCCGCTCCGCCCCTGGATCGATAATTTATTATGTGCTTGAAGAAAGCCGTTACGCTGCGGTTTCCGTGATCTGGTTCTCGTCAATAGAGTCCGGCTCACCGTCGTTCTTGAGCGTGCCCTTGAAGGTCGCGTCGTCGTTCGCGGGGGCTTCTTCCTCTACCTGGGTGAGCACGAACGCACCGCTCAGATAAGGAGTCGTGGCCTCGCGCTCCATGCACTTGACCTTTACCGACTTGCCGGCCTTCCATGTTGCAAGCAGCTCTTTGGGTCCGAACTCCGTCTCATTGTAGAAAGCAAGACCCTCAAAGGAGATCGTGATGGAGAGTCCGGTGACACCGGTGCTCTTCCACAGCCCTGCCGACAGCTTCTTGCTGGCCTCAGGCTTCACGGCTCTTTCCTTGGTCTCGGTGTCGAAGGTCGTGGTGTGCGAGGTGCAGTGACCGATAGCCTTCTCACCGATATAGAGCAGCATGTCCGAGCCATTGACATATCCGTTCTTTACGGTTGTTGTTGTTCCTTCTGCCATAGTTGTATTCTTTTAATTGTTATCGTTAATTATGTATGCTCCATGTCAGCACACCCGGCATTTGATACTCACCACCCGGTCGTAGCAGTCTGCGTCTACGTCACCGCTGAAACCGGTAATCTTCGAGCAGTCTATCTTGATCGTGCTGCCGTCGCCGAAGGTATGGGTAATCGTGCTCCCGCTCAGCGAGGCGCGGCACACCTCTGCCATGTCCACAGCGTCCCCGTAGTGGGTGGCGAAGCAGTGAAGGGTCACGGTGCACGAGTCGAGGAACGACGAACGGCTCTTGTCGTTCGTCTCCATGTCTCCGTCTACCTGGTAGATGATGTAGGGCAGTTTGATGTCCGTTCGGGCCTTGTCGGGGAAAACGCCGTTGATGGCGTTCCCGAAAACGCTCCTCAGACAGCCTGCCACTGCTTCACCGGCTGACAGAGCCGTGCGCTTCTCTATCTTGATATCGTCCATCTGCTTACATATTGATGAGTTGTGCGTCCGCCTCCACATAGCCGCGGGTCTTATACCTACGAGGGTCTTTCCTCACAAGATACGTGCGGTCTTCCCATACGATCCGGCTGCCAACCTTGATCTTGTCAGTATAGCGAACCACAAACGTGCACTCGCCCGAGGGGGCGGTGTCGCCGTCGCTTGTGTTCACGCTCTGGCTCTTATACGTCACATGGGCGTGCATACGGGGTATGGTGTCCTCCCATGTCTCGCGCATCTCTCCGTACGTGTCAGCCGCTCTCACGGCATTCTGTACCTTGATGATACTGTCCATCTGACTTGTCACGATCATAATCTTCAGTCGTTAGTATGGACGAGCTCGCGCATTTGTGCGATGAGTGCGGTCACGCCCAAGGGTGCTACATGAATCTGCTGCATCGTACCGGCACTGCGGGTCGTAGTAATCCAGTAGTCTGTCAGCATGCACACTGCTTGGAGATAGAGGTTATGGAGCTCCCCGCCCTCGCTGACGGCTGCTTCGAAAGCAGCCTTGTCTTTCCACTGACACGCGCGGCTCACGAAAGCCTCGGCGTTGTCGCCCTCTTGACGGAGATAAGACTCGTCGTCGATGCCCTCGTCAAAGCGCGTGTGCTGTTTCAGATATTCAGTGCTGACTATGCTCATAACCTTTATCTCTTGCTTTTATACTTGTTAAGCGCCGACCTTCTTGGTGAGGATAGCGAATGCCTCCTGACGAAGAACGGTAATTGCGAAGTCTACGTTGAGAACGAAGTCGATGGCGTTCTTGCGTGCCTGGGAGTAAGGATCGACGATGATGTTCATGTCGCCGAACAGACCCATTGGCGCATACTTGAACGCACCGAAGTACACGGCTCCCTCCTGAGCGTAGCTCGTAGTGAACACGGGCACGCCGTTGATCTTGCCGTTCTCGTCGACGATAGCCTGATTGCTGCCATTCCATTTCGGTGTTGCCTCGAGCAGACCCTTGGTTGTCTCGGTCATAACGTAAGCGAGACCCTCTGGCATGATGTTCTTAGACAGCACGGCACTCTTCAGGGCGAGGATGTCCTTCAGCGAAGGAGCGTCGCCAGTGTAGGTTGTGGCGGTCTTGGCACCTACGAACGGGCCTACAAGGTTGGTGGCGTCGTTCACGGTCTCCTTGCCGTTTTCGTACTTCTTCAGCTTGGTAGTAGAGAACTCCACCTTGTTGATGAGAGCAGCCACGGACTTCGGGATGTACTCTGTAGCTACAGTCTCGATAAGGCCTTCGGTCTCATTGATGGTCTCACGGGTGATTGGCACAGCGATGCCGACGCGCTCAGGACGGGCGATGAGCTTGCTCAGTGGGATCTTGGAGTCGCCCAAAGCAACACCCTCGTCGTTGATGGTTGCCTCGAATGCCTCGACAACCGGCCACTGGTAGTTACCCTTCAGACCGGTGAGCAGAGGCTGGCCGAGTGTCTGGAGGATGGTGTTGGCCCACAGAGGCTCAACAATCTGACCCGTAGTGATGGAGAACGGGTTGGTGCCTGTCAGACCGGGAGCAGCGTAGCCGGACGTGTTGCCGCCGAAGGCGTCACGCTTAATCATGCTGCGCGCAATGGTCATCTCGAAACGCTGACCGTTGCTGATAGCCTCACGCATCTTTTGATTCATGTCCTGCACGTTGTCCTCGCGCACCTTGCCCAAAAAGGCGGTGTTGGCCTTGATCTTCATATCAAGGATCTGCTGCTCGCGCTCAAGACTGCGGATCTCTGCCTTCTCTGCGTCGGTGTAGCTCTCGCGCTCCTTGTCTTTCTCAAGGCCTTCTGCCAGCTCCTCACGGCGCTTGCCGATAGCCTCAAGGCGGTCGTATGCCGCGCGGAAATCAAATACTTTTTTTTCCATTTCTAAATATATTTAAGGGGTTAATAATTAATGAATTCTCTCAGTGTGTCTGCCGCTCTACGGAGCTGCGCCACCTGCTCGCGCTTCTTCTCTGCTGCTTGTTGTGCAGCTTCCTCCTCTCGTTTCTTGGTCTCGGTTGCATCAAGTGCTTTACGGTCTGCCTCACGCACCATCTTCATGGTGCTGCGGTCGAATGTATAGCCGTCAGGAGCCTCGCGAGCCACGCACTCCGTCTGCTCATACGCGGCATTGCCGGTGAGCGTGAAGTCGGTGATGCTGTCTATCCTCCACACATGACGTAGAAGGATGTCGTTGCCGTCAGCGTCTTTCTCACCCGATTCCTCGTAGGTCACGGTCTCCGGGTCCATCTCATCAGTAGAGTACACGAAAGAGCAGCCGTCGAGGTCGCCTCTGCGGACAAGCTCAAGAGCCTTGTCGCCGTCGGCGGTGCGGGCTACGTCCGCATTAAACTGCGTACCAAGGCCGTCAACGGTATAGTTGAGCGTGCCCTTGCCGTTTTTCGAGCGGGCTATGACCAGCTCGCGGTCGTGGAACATAGTCAGCGGAATATTGCACTTGTCAAGCATCTCACGCGTCACGCAGCCCGGCTCGAGGATCTCATAGTAAGGGTTCCACCAATCGTGCAACAGAACACTACGAACGCCGAATTTCAGCACGTAGCCCTCGATGGTACGGCTCTCGGAACCGCCCTCAGACTCACGTACACGAAGGTCTGCCTGAAAGCTGGCCTCTCTGCGTATCGTCTTTGTCGTATTTTTGCGTTCCATATCTTTTAATTTATTTTATGTTTCCGTTATGTTATTTTAACTCTCTACTGTCGATTTTGTCTGACAAAATCGGTCATCTGCCTTTCTCCGGTTTCTGATTAGGATCGGTGCCCCACAACTTTCCGCTCTTCAACGGTACGAGGTTCGCGCTAACCAAGGCCGTGTCGCCTCCGTCCGTTGACGGCATGTTTTCCATCTGCCGGATGTCGTTTGCACTCATAGCTCCGATCTCCTCCATGGTCTTGTAGTAGTTGGCCTTGCTCTGGAGGTCAAGCGAGTAAACTCCGCTGCGGTCATACATGATCTTGGCCTTGCCGACACCCTGCCTGCCGATGAGCTTGCGGTTCAGCTCTGCCTCGATGCGCTTCAATATCGGGTCCTGCGTGTTGACGAGGTAGTTGCGGTTGGCGTTCTCCGCGCTCTTGTAGTTCGTCGAGGTGTCAGCGAAAACAAACGACGGCTCGACACCGAAGAAGCGGCATATCTCGATGACCGTGAACTTACGGCTCTCCAAGAACTGCATGTCGGCGGAGCTCATGCTTACCGTCTTTACGTCCACTTGCCCGGGAAGGCTGACGAAGTTCCGACCCTTGATGCGCTGATCGAGGTCGTCGGCCAATGTGCTCAGCTGGTCGTCCTGATACTCTCCGTAGCCGGTCACACCGTTCTTGTCGTTCGTCACAAAAGCCTTCACATTGCCGCCGTTGGAGAACCGGCTCGCGGTCTCACCGTCTCCGGCGGTCGCTATCTCGATGGTGCGGCGGGCGTGCTCAAGGACGCTGATGCCGCGTTTGCCATTGTGGGAGTGAAGGAAGAGATGGATTATTTCGTCCTCATGGAACGTGCCGTCCACTGCGTTGTAGACATCGTGGATGGTGTATAGGTCGTTGAGGTCGTCATAGCTCACGAGCCAGGGACGGCACAACACGAGGTCTGTGACCTCTCCGTCTATCTTGCGCGGGTAGATGTAGGCGTTGCCCCACAGGAGCATGTCCTTCACTGCCATCGACCACATGGTGTATGACGACATCATGGGCGTAGGCTCGACAGACAGCATGTACTCCATCGGTGAGTTGTCAGCGATGGCGTATCGTCCGCCCTTGTGGAGCATGTAATGAAGAGGGAGACCGGCAACACTGTCCGACAGTACGCTCACGCACCGGTAGACCGTTGCCACGGCCATGTAATCAGTGCCTCCCGTGATCTGCAATGAAGAACCGTAGCGAGGCCCCGTGCCCGAGGGCTGAGTCTCGCTGCTGTCCCGGCGCATGATGCGCATCTCATGACGGAAGCCTTTGCCGATGTTAGAAATTATGCTCAAAACCTTAACTTTATTCGTTCTCTTTCAAGCGCCCGATGTGCCATTTACCACACCAAGTGCATTGGTATGGGCGATACCCGTTGTCGCGGAAGTAGCGTCGGCTCTCGATGTAGTTGTCCGCGATCGCCTCGTTCTCGAAGGCCTGCTTGGGCTTCCATCCGCGCTCCCCGTCTCTGTGACAGTAGTGCTCTCTCGGAATGAGCCTGTGCGCCTTCGGCCGCTTATCGTGATATGAAATGTTGCCCATAGTCATAAATACATGAGAGCACCAATAAATCGGAGCCGTCTTTGGGGAAACCGCACAAAAAGAGTAAAATCGTGATTTTATCGGGAATATTATTATAACTCGCAAAAATCGACGAGTTACAAAGAAGAAAAAACTATAGAATGTTCTATAGGGTTATTATAGAAAAATTGCGTCCTCTTACGGCTAAAAACGCAAGGGAACGCAAGACTTTAGTTAATTATGCTCTGTCTTTTCTAATCAAAGCGTCAATGTATTCAGACTTGTTCTTCTTAGTGTTTAAGATTTCCGCAGCTTCTTGCGAAATCCGCACACTAATTGCAAAGGTGCGCCCTGTCGCTGGGCGGCCTGTAGCAAATTTACTTCCTGCTTTCATTTCATTTTATTCTATTTTGTTTATGTGAATTGTAGAGACAGGCGGTTTTATGCCTGCCTATTTTGCAATGTATAAATCGATAATCCGGTAGAAACCTTCTATCTGTTTTATGTGTATTACTCTACGTCAAAGACTTGCGATGCCCAGTATCCGGGTACATACTCGAAAGCACCGCCTACCTCTACATTCTCGTCTAACGAGTCTACATATTCTTGCATAATTAGCTCGGCTTCTGCCTTTCCTAATTCTGCTCGCTGCTCATCAGTGAAATGAACAACTATTTTGCTATCTTGATATGCGATTTCTACCTCGCCGTATTGGCTGTTAAATAATTCAAATTTCATATCATTTCGCTTAACCGTGATGCGGTAGGGCTAAAAGGTTTGCTATTTGTTGGTTTTGGTGAGAGGACGGGAAGATAGATTATATCTACTTAATCTTCTCGAAAGCGTCCTCAGCTTGGAAGATGGCATCCGCTAATGTGCCGTCACATTCTCTGCAAGCGTCCATAACGCCTTCAATGAACTCGGCAAAGCTCGCATTCGCACCGTTGCTCTCAGTTGCTTTGTTATAGTCGTCCTCAGTGAAGTTGATGTTGTTGATGAGCTGATCTTTTGTAAAATATAACTTCTTCATAATTTCGTTTATTTTAATTGTTCAACTTATTTTTATTATCACATTGCAAAGATAGGGAATATATTCCATAAATGCAAGCATTTAAGCAAATAAATGCTTGCATTTAACGTAATTTAAGAATTCAGAAACATTTCCTTATGGGAATTAATATTTATATTCAATATTCTTCGATCCCGCTGCCGTGCAGCAGCTCCCCGTCAGTCTCCGTTCTCCGGGGTTCCATGCGCTGCCCTTCATGGCAGCGAAAAAAAATCTCCCAACCGCTTGTTTTTCAGCTTCTTTTTTCGTATCTTTGCCATAGATATATCGTTCCAAATCTTCAATTAGCAATCTTATAAACAGTATCATCATGCGCACATACCTTTTCAATAACAATCGCCAGCAGCGATATTCCGGCTGCGAGGTATTCATGCAGATCCTTCTTGTGGTCTCAGTCGTCTTTTTCATTGTCGGCATTGTGTGGCTGTGCAGTCTTGTCCATCCTGCCCTCGCCCTGACAGTGGCATCGTTGCTCACGGCAGCCTTGTCGTCGCTATCCATCCTCTATTTCAAAGGCAGGGCAATAATAGAGCAGCAGGACAATGATAGGCCAGAAGCATAGCCCGGAGTACGAACGGTGGATTCATTCCGCCGCATGGCAGAAGCTGCGGAGGGCGAAGCTCGCGCAAAACCCGTTGTGCGAGGACTGTCTCGAGTATGACAAGTTCGTCTCGGCAACGGAGGTGCACCACGTCTATCCGGTCGATGACGCGATGAACAAGGCGGAGCGTGAGAAGAGGATGTTCGACTTCCATAATCTCAGAGCACTATGCCACACTTGTCACGTCAAGGAACATCAGATGCTCGGACGCAGCGGTAGCAAGAAGGCAGCGAAGAAGAAAAACACGGAAAGGCTGAAGGCTTTCTGCAATAAATTCGGTATTAATAACAACAAAGATGAGCAGACAGAAGAAGTTCTCGCCTGATGAGGAGGCACAGAAAAAGTTGTCGTTCCTCTCTGCGCTAAAAGCGTCAAAGGGCATCATTCAGACGGCGTGCGATGCGTGCGGCATCACTCGCGCCATGTTCTACAGGTGGCGTGACGGAGATTCAGACTTCAAGGCAAAGTACGATGATGTCAACGAGGGACAGATAGACAAGGTGGAGAGCAAGCTCTTGAGCAAGATCGACGACGGGGACACCACGGCCATCATCTTTTACCTGAAGACGAAAGGAAAGAGCCGCGGATATTCCGAGCGCACCGTCGACAACACCCATCAACCGGCTCCCGTACAACAGCAAAATGAGACTCCAAAGGCGCATAGCAACACAAAAGATGGCGCAAAGGCTATCGAGAAGAAGGTCTCGTCAAAGAAGCGGTACATCATCAAGCTGCTCAAGGATAACGGAAAATTCGCAGCGGAAATGACCTATCAGGTGGAGATCACCGCACGACTTCTGGTCAGAGCTGAACAGCAGAGTGAGGAGATGGCAGCACCCGACTACAAGCCCATCACGGTTGAATACAGCCGTGAGGGACATGAGAGGCGAGCCGTGAACCCGCTCGAACGGCTGCACGCTGAGACGCTCCGGCAGGCACAGAGGGCACTCGCCGCACTGGGCATGAACACCGACTCTAAACAGAAGATTGAAAACGGAGATGACAGCCTGCAAGACTTCATGGACGCTTTCAAGGACGACGACAAAGACGAATAAGGCATGGATATAGAAGAGAAAAAACAATGGTACGCACTTAAGGACAAGGCAGCCAAGGAGCTGAAGGCGCTCGTCGATGACCATGGCATGAAGGCTTTCGACGGCACCCCCGTGTGGAAGCTGCTCATTGATACGGATGGGCGCATCGTTGACTACATCCTCTCTGTATGCAACGACCCCGATGCGCACAATCTTTACGAGATCCTCGGCATAACGCGCTCAGTAAAGATGCTTACAAAATATGCATGGAACAAGAAGAAGGTCAGGAAGTTCTTCAAGTTCTACGAGCATCTGAAATTCGATGGTGAGGGCGGAAGGCGCTGTTATAGGCTCACGCCCGTGCAGGCTTTCCAGTTCTCCAACATCTTCGGCTTCCAAGACACAAGCAATCGACGTTTATGCCGCAACGCCTATCTCTTCGTCCCCCGAAAGTTCGGAAAGACAACCTCCGTGGCTTCGCTGGCCATCTATGACCTGCTCTTCGGCGACAACAACGCTGAGGCGTATGTCGGGGCAAACAGCTACAGACAGGCAAAGGTATGTTTCGATGAGATCCGAGGCATAATACAGTCCATAGACCCATCCGGCAGGCATTTCAAGGTTAACCGGGAACTTATCAAATGGCTCGGACTCGGACATGACAGTTTCATCGAGTGCTTAGCCGCCAACGCACGCACAAGGGACGGTCTGAAGGCCTCGACGGTCATCATCGACGAGTATTCTCAGGCGCGCAACTCAGCCAACAAGTCTGGTGCTGACCTCAAGAACGTCCTCACCTCGTCCATGGGCACACGCAAAGAGCCCCTCACGGTGGTCATAACGACGGCCTCGGAGGTCATAGACGGACCATTCAAACATGAGCTCGACGGTGTGATGAGGGTGCTCCGTGGCGAGATGGAGGATGACCGCATGTTTGCCTCCCTCTTTATGCCCGATCCCGACGATGAGGATGGAGATCCGAGGACTTGGCGCAAGGTGCAGCCGCACATAGGAGTGACCATCCAGCCCGACTACTACGAGAACGAGTGGAAGACGGCACAGCTATCCGAAGAAAATATGCTCAACTTCCGGACGAAGATGCTCAACATCTTCACCGTCAACACGACGCGCACATGGATGGACTACGACAAGGCCAACGAGCTCCTCGACAAGGGCAGCTCACCGCTGGAGGCAGCGTTACAGGCTCCGGCTCCCGGCAGGGGCACGCCGCGTTTCGACTGTGCAATAGCCTTCGACCTCTCAGTGCATGATGACTTCTCGGCGGTCACGTACACGATATGGAGCAAGACCGACAAGAAGTTCTATGCGCATACCGACTACTATTTCCCCGAGGGCGCACTCAAAGGCCACCCAAACGAGACGATATACCGGCAATGGCACGAGCAGGGCGACCTTAGATTCTGCAAGGGCGACATCATCGACATGCGGCAGATAGCCTCTGACATCATCAGTAACGCGAAGAAACTGCACGTCATACGTGTAGGATACGACGCATACAAGTCGCGCGAGCTGGTCAACATCCTCTCATCAGCGGGGTTCCGTGGAGTGCTCATGCCTTATTCGCAGACCTACGGCTCTTTCAACCTGCCCGTGGAGGCCTTCGAGCTGCTTGCATGGGGCGACCCAGTGGGCATCGTGCTCAACAACAACCCCATCAACGCCTATTGCCTCTGCAACTGCGTCATAGACGAGGACCGCCTCGAGAACAAGAAGCCCATCAAAATCTCGCAGTTCCGAAAAATCGACGGAGCCATCACGCTCCTCATGACGCTCGGCCTCATGAGCGCTTATGAGAGATAACATAACCTTTAACATCAGCCAAAACGATAAGAAATAAGAAATGAGCAATCGAGACAACAAAACGGTCAGAGTATCATGCAGAATATCACAGCCCGACTTCATGCTCCTTGAAGCCGTAGCCAAGCGCGGAGGATATGCCACCCTCTCCGAGCTCATGCGTGATGCCCTCATCCACATATCACATGCCGTTCTCAACCGTGCGGCATACCCAAGCCGATCCACAGAGCTTGCCACCCCCGAGCCCTTCCGACCCGTGGGCTGCGGGGAGGAGGAAATGACCATCGAAACCGACATCCGCTCTATCTTCGACGAGGCACAGTCCATGGGTACCGAGTTTGAGGACAACATACGCAAGCGCAAAAGCAAATAGAAATATGTCGTTCCCCTTATCACTCTTTTTCCTCTGCCTTCTCCATTTCCCTGCCCACAGTATCATCGAGCAGCTTGGCATAAGTGCTCCGTGTGATGCGTGTCGAGGAGTGCCCCAATATCTTTGCCACGGTCTCCATGTCCACCCCGGCATTAAGCAGCATCGTCGCACCCGTATGCCGTGCCCAGTGTGTTGTGATAGGCTTGTCAACCCCGGCCGTCTGAGCAACGACCTTCAGATACTCGTTATACTTCACATTGCTCAGTAACGGCAACTTGCCCCCGTACTTCTTCAAGACAGCCAATGCGGGTTTCAAGAGCATGAAGGTGAACTCCACTCCGGTCTTTCCTCGCTTGCCCGTGTACATCATCCGCCCGTTTTCTTTTTTGATCCTACTTGAGTCGAAGGCAACAAGATCCTTATATGAGAGGCACGTGCAAGCCTGGAAGACGAACAGGTCGCGCACCCGGTCAAGGCTCTCCGTGCCCATTTTGGCGGTCTCTATGGCGTGAAGTTCGTCCTTCGTGAGGTATTTATGCAGCCCGTGGCTCACCTTATCCTTTACGATATGCACCCATTTGTACGGATTCCGTTTCAGATAACCCTCGCTGATGGCATCGAGGATGAAAGAGTTGAGGAAACGGTGGTAGTTGTTCCACTTCGAGTAATTGCACATGCCTTTCTTCTTCAAGGCCTCGTCCATCAATAGAATATTACGCTCCGTGACATCTGCAAAGCTCTTGATGCCGCCCCACTCTCTGAACCACTTCAAGAAACGGTCATATCGCTTGCACGTATCATCCATGCGCCCGTACTGGCGCACTTCCGCGCGCTCCTGACAATACTCGTAGAATGTCTTACCCACATCATCAAGACGCTTCATCCGCGACGGAATCTCCTGAATATTGAGACATCCTTCCTCAAGCATGTCGTTGATTGCCTTCAGAACTTTGTTGCGCATTGATGTAAGCGCTTTGTTCAGCTCTATGGCATCCGTCCTGCCCGTCACCATGCCGCCGCGCCATTCCTTGGGCAGCACCTTGATACCCGTCGACAGGTACTTCTTCTTATAGTCATAAGACACTCGAATCTCAATGACGGCAACTTTCGTCCTCGTCGCCGTCTTCTTTCTGTTGTATACAAAGCCTACAATCGGCATTCTGTCATTCTCCATTGTCTTGCGTTTATTAATTTCAAATTATCATTTTAAGCAGTGGTAAACACTGGCCGGGGGAGTGGTAAACACTATGGTAAACACAAACCGCCTAATGATTGTCAATGATTACCAATGATTGCAACTCTTTTTCGCTTGGTCGCTATCCCCTTATTACCCTAATTTTCAATCATTTACACGCTTCCAACTCCGTAACTTGCTGACTATAAACGAAAAAAGGAAGCCTTCATCAGACTTCCTTTTTGACTTAAAAGCGGAAGATGAGGGATTCAAACCCCCGATACCCGAAAAGGGGTATACCGGATTTCGAGTCCAGCGCATTCGGTCACTCTGCCAATCTTCCTTTTTTGTCCTGCAAAGATAATCGAAATCTTTTGAATGACAAAACAAACTGATGATTTTTTCAGTTCGACCTACCACTTCAATGGCTTTAACCTATAAGAATCCCTTGAAATCCAACATGCCTTCCACCCATCGGGGACGAGAATCAGCCCAATCTTTGTCATTAGCAGGGTTGCTCACCGACAGTCCTAAGAGCCGGATAGGATTTCGCTCGTAGTCAACTTCCCACAAGAGCTGTTTCGCCAAAGGCAGGATCTCCTCCTTGGTATGAAGTTGTTTCCCTTGGGTCAGGGAACGGGTAATCTGGGTAAAATCATGGAACTTGACCTTCAAGGTCAGGGTACGACCTTCGAATCCACTTTTCTTAATGCGCTCTGTCAGTTCGAGTACCATGTGGTACAGTTCGATGAGAACCGTGGATCGCAGGGAGATATCCGTCAAGAAAGTTTGCTCACACCCCACTGACTTACGTTCATGTTCGACAACAACAGGTCGGTTGTCAATGCCCCGAGCAAAATCATAATATAAAGAACCTGCCTTTCCGAATACCTGCATGAGATAGGAACGGCTCACGGCACGCAATTGCTGTCCATTGATAATTCCCATCTGATGCATTTTCTGTGCAGTTTTCGGACCTACTCCCCAGAAATCTTCCACGGGCAACTCTGCAATGAAGTCGAGGGCCTTGTCGGGATGTACCACGAACAGTCCATCAGGCTTTCTATAGTCAGATGCGATCTTTGCCAATAATTTGTTATAGCTTACCCCAGCAGAGGCCGTCAGCTGCGTCTTCTCTCTAATCTTCTGCTTGATCTCCATCGCAATATCCCGCGCAAATTCGAGTCCTTTTTTATTCTCCGTCACATCCAAGAAAGCCTCATCGATGCTGATCGGTTCCACCAGATCTGTATATTGCAGGAAGATATCATGCACTTGACGGCTGACCTCCTTATACCGTTCGAACTGCGGTTCGACGATTTTCAAGAAGGGGCATAGCCTTTTGGCACTTGCTATGGCCATCGCCGAATGGATATGGTACTGCCGGGCTTCGTAGCTCGCGGTAGAGACAACGCCACGAGGACCATCGAAGCCGACGGCGAGAGGAATGCCCCACCATTCCGGATGATCCCTTTGTTCAACAGAAGCAAAGAAAGCATCCAT